CACATGACTCGTGATAAAACGACTGACGTTCCAGGGTCCATGGCCCATGGATTACGAACCGGGTTATATGATGGTGGAAGAGCTGGGTTTGATAATGGTGGCCAGACAATGGTTGAACAAGCAAAGGAACTAGGTATTAGTAAAAGTGCTCTTAGAAAACCTTTTGCTCCTGAAATAGAAGAAAAAATAATTAAACTTCATCAAGTAGATAAACTAGGTGCACAAGCAATTGCTAATGAATTAGGGTTACCAAGATCTTCTGTTGGTAAAAGAATAACTGCCTTAAAAAAAGAAGGTAAAATAAAAGATATTCCATATGCAGAAAGAAAAGCAGCTATTGATCAGAGAGGTGAGTTTTTTGGTAAACCTGCAGCAGAAAAATTTCAAAAAATAAGAGAAGTAAGAGATATAGATAGAACAACAAGATTTAGAACAGGCCCTCAAGCAGGTCAATTAAAATATAACATTCCAAAAAACGCAAAATTTAAAATTGACTTTAAAACAACAGGAGGTCTTACTAGTAATATTCCAGAAAATCTTCAAGGCGTTCAATATTACACAACTAAAGAACAAGCTGAAAAAGCGCTTGCTAAAAGAAAAAAATTAAAACTAAAAGCAGATGTAGATCCAGATGAAGTAAAAAGATCTGCTAATAAAAAGAAGTATGATTTAATAAAAGAAGTTTCTAACAACAACATAGAAGAAAAATTAACAGAGTTTAAAATAGGTGAACCTTTAGAACAAGCTCACCGTTTAAGTTTACAGCAGGTTAAAAAAACAGGTGAGTTATATAATGTTATGAATTTAGGATTAGATTTTGATGATCCTGATTTTGTTCAAATAAACAATCAAGCTGTTAAACCTTATGAAAATAAATTAAAACAATTATACACAGAACAAAATAAACTTTACAAAAAAGCCAGTAAACTAAAAAATATTCCAAAAGAATTAAGAAGACAAATAAATTTTAATAATAAAAAAATATCTACAGTGGTTGATTTAGCAGGAGGTAGAGTTCAAGGTCTTCAGTTAGACGAGTTTACTTTAAAACCAAAAGTAACTGGAGTTAATTATGCAAACGTTTTAGGTTTTGGTTTATATGATAAACCTGTAAAAGAATTAACAGATATTGATAGAGCAGAAATTGGCGCTATTATGCAAGGTCAAATTGAAAACGAAAAAAAAACTGCGGGTAAAACAGCTCAAAAATTATTTTCAAATCAAAAACTTTTAAAAAATATAGATAGTTTAGCCACATCAAGCGAAGGTATAAAATTCGGTGCTAATCCATTCTTTGATCCATCACTTATGGGTAAAGTTGTTAGTGACTTAGGCAAAGGTATCAACGTTGGTTTAGGTCCAAGTGGAATTCTTTTATTAAATAGTATTTTAGGTGTTGATCCTACACAAACTGCAGACAGAGTTGGTTTAGGTTTAGAAGCTGCATTAGCTAAACCATTAGTTAAAGGTGCTGTAAGTGTAACTGATCAAGTAAAAAATCCGATGTTAAGAAAAATTGCAGAAAGAGCTGCACTAGCTGGAATGTCTCCTACTATGGCAATGAAGGTTGCAAGTAGGTTGTCCCCTGTCGGTATTGCATCATTAGGACTAGAAGGACTTTACCAAGTTGGTAAATTAGGGTATGAAGATCAACAGAGATTTAACGCACTGTCTCCTGAAGAACAAGCTGCAGAAAGAGCAGAACAGGAAGCATTTGCATTTGATATAGAAGGGTCATAATGAATAAAAATAAAAAACCACGAACTAAAAAACCAAATATGGCACAGAAGCTTAGAGCTAATCCTGGTTTTAAATGGTGGGCAGTGCCACCTAAAAAAGGACCTCTATCACAGGGGTTGAAATTACCGTCGAAACAAGTTAAGAAAGTCTAGGAGAAAATATATGGCAGATATAGATAAGTCTCTCCCAAACGTTAAACGACCGGAAGAAGTTGCAGAGGAAATTAACGTTGAGGAAATTCAAGAGACACCAAAAGGACCAGTAGAAGTTATTGAAGACGAAGAAGGGGCAACAATTGATTTTGACCCTAGTGCAATGCAAATGCCAGATGGCGGAGATCCTTTTGCAAACTTAAACGAATTACTTCCAGAAGAAGACACAGATTTAATTGGTAATCAATTACAAAACGATTACATGGAATATAAGATGTCTCGTAAAGAATGGGAACGAGCATATATTACTGGACTAGATTTATTAGGATTTAAATACACAAACAGAACTGAACCGTTTCAAGGAGCCAGTGGTGCAACTCACCCTGTTCTTGCAGAAGCAGTTACACAGTTTCAAGCTTTAGCTTACAAAGAATTATTACCTGCTGACGGACCCGTTAGAACAATGGTTATGGGTAAAACAGATCCACAAAAAGAAATGCAAGCACAAAGAGTTAAAAATTTTATGAACTATCAAATAATGGATCAGATGAAAGAATATGAATCTGACTTTGATCAAATGTTATTTTATTTACCACTTGCAGGTTCTACATTTAAAAAAGTTTATTATGACGATTTATTGGGACGAGCTGTTTCTAAGTTTGTTCCAGCAGATGACCTTGTTGTTCCGTATACGGCTACCTCA